GGCGTCGATTTACACACAGGTGTTATTTTATCCGAGGTAAAAACGATAAATGGACATCAGGAAGATCAATGAAGAGTATGCGAATATTGGAGCCGATCTGATAGCCACAGAGGATGCACTTGAGTACTTAAGGGGTGCGGATGTCACGATAATATATCTGGAATCAGAGCATGAAAAGAAGGAAAACGGCAAGTTAGTACATGGCCAGTGCGAGAAGATACCGGACAAGTACAAGTGGGCTATACCTTGCGATTTCACGATAACAGTATTCACTCCGAATGTGGAACGATTCACAGAGGAGCAGATAAGGATCCTATTATTCCATGAACTGCTACATATCAAGTTGGATGTAGACGGAAATGAAACGAAGTATTCTGTTAAACCACATGATGTTGAAGACTTCAGATACATCATTGACAGATTCGGGATGGATTGGAACTTATGACGAGGTTGGAGAAGCTTAAGGAACTGGAAGCAGACCTGAAGGAGCTTATGAGTAAAGCGAACAGCAGATCATACGCAGCCTTATGCAGACAGTACCGCGAAACAATTAAAGAGATAGAGGAGATTGAGGGTACAGACAATGGCGAAGACGAAATCGCGAAGCTCATCAGCGAGTGTTCTGATGGGCAGTCAAGAGCCGTCCGTCCGAATCGCTCCCAAGTATGACAAGACTGACGGAATGAACGCAACCAAGTTATTAAGACTTGGAGGTTTGATTCTGGATCCGTGGCAGAGTGATGTGCTTGATGATTGGATGGCACTAACACCTTCCGGTAAATGGATCAGTAAGACTTGTGGTGGTTCGGTTCCAAGACAGAACGGCAAGACAGGGTTGGTTGCAGGCCGAGGCGAGGCAGGGATGATGTTGTATAATGAGCAAGTTTTGTATACCGCTCATTTACAGAAGACCGCAACAGAGACATTTGAGGAGATGGCAAACTTCTTCGATACAGATGCATTGCGGAAATACTTAAAGGACATCAAAACTGCGCTAGGCAGAGAGCAAATAATCCTAAAATCAGGAGCAAGAGTTAAGTTCCTGGCAAGAACAAGAAATGGTGGTCGAGGTCAACACGGAGATCTGTTGATATTTGACGAAGCACAGGAGCTTGATGTAGATGCACAAGCTTCTTTCCTTCCTGCGATATCAGCAAGCCTAAATCCGCAGACCTTATATGTTGGAACTCCACCGGATCCGAATTGCGTTGGAACTGTTTTTCGTGGAATAAGAACGAAGGCTCTTGACGGAGACACAAAATCAACATCATGGTTTGAGTTCTCGGTAGACAAGATCGGGGATGTGACCGACAAGGAAAGATGGGCGCAAACAAATCCTGCTCTGGGAAGAAGAATACTTCTTTCAACCATTGAAGGTGAGTGCGAACAGATGGACACGGACACATTCGCACGAGAACGATTAGGATGGTGGACTCCGATAGTCACACATAGAGTTGACTTGGCTATTCCTGAAGACTTATGGGATGCTTGCAAATCTGACGAGCTTAAGCCAGAAGGCAAAACCGCATTCGGAGTTAAGTTTAGTCCGGATGGCTCGGAGGTTTGTCTTTGTGGCGCGGTCATACCTAAAGACGGTAAGGCCAGAATATCACTCATAGAGAGAAAACCAACAGGATTAGGCACTCAATGGCTTGCAGATTGGTTGAATGAGCGATATAAACAGGCTTCTTGCGTGGTAGTTGATGGCAAAAATGGTGTTGATGTCTTGGTAGACAAGATTTCCGACACTTGGAGATATAAAGGCTCTGTAATCAGACCAAAAGCAACAGAAGTTATAGCTGCAGTCAGTCTTCTGATGGATTCACTTAACGAACAGACCTTGACCTGGTACTCTGGGCAAGATTCTTTAAGAGATAGCGCAATATCATCAACAAAAAGACCGATTAGCGGTGGTTGGGGCTTTGGTGGAGACGATTCCGCACCTATAGAAGCGTGTGCATTAGCATTATGGGGTGCAAAAACCACCAAGAGGGATCCCAGTAGAGTTATGAGAATCGGATAGGAGTAGCGTATGCAATTATCTATCGTACCTGCACAGGTCGCAGGACTTCCGGAAAAGGAAATCAACAAGCTGACGGAGTTAATAGGTGTATTTAACTACCATTCAAGCAAAAATCAGGAGAAAAACAAGTATTATGAGGGCAAAATCAGCCTGAATGATGTAAATCTTGGTCTTGCATTGCCGGATGGGATGAGAAGATTGGAGATCGGATGCGCTTGGGGTGCAAAAACTGTTGATGTTCTGGCTTCAAGGTCACTTTTTGACGGATTTGTGGGTGCAAATGGCAACGAAGTCGAGGAACTTAACCAGATTTGCATAAATAATGACCTTATAGCGGAATATTCGAAGGCTTGTAGGGATGAACTTAAGTATGGATGTACTTTTGCAACCTTATCTGCAGATGCTTCGATCGGGTGCAAGGTCCGTTTCCACTCTCCGCAGACAGCCGCAGCGCTTTGGAATGGTGAGAAGGGCAGAATTGACTGTGGATTTGCCATAATCGACACAGTTCCGGACAATTCGAAGGAACAAACATGGATTCCTTCGCTTATTTACTATTATACGGATGATGCAGTATACGCATTAAGCCGAAATGATACAAGATGGAGCGCCAAAACATACCGTCACAAGATGGGAAGGCCCTTAATGGAGCCACTTATCTGGAATGCGACATCAAATAAGCCTTTTGGAAGGTCAAGAATCAAGGAACCTGTCAGAAGGTTGATAGATAGTTATGTTAGGACCATAGCAAATGCGACTATTGGACTTGAGTTCGCAACATCCCCTCAAAAATATCTGATGGGTGTGTCTGATGAACAGTATGATGCGATCATCAATAAGAAGTTCCAACAGTACATTGGTTCTATCATAGCAGGAACGACTAATCCGGAGACAGGAGAGAAGCCGACCTTCGGACAGTTGTCACAGGGCAGTCTTTCTCCTCATGTTGAGATGATTAGGATCCTGGCTACACAGTTCAGCGCTGCAACAGGGTTAAGTGTTACAGATACCGGAGTTGTGAACGAAGCAAATCCGACTTCTTCAGATGCGATACTTGCACAGAGCCAGACATTAGTCCTGATGGCAGAGCAGTTGAACATTGGTAACGGAGATTCGTTAAGAGTTATCGCTTTAATGGCAATAGCAATAGCCAATAACATAGCATTTGATGATCTGACAGTCGAACAGAAGGATGTAATGGCTCATTTCAAGAATCCTGCAATGCCTTCGGTAGCAATGACAGCAGATGCTGCTATTAAGATCGCAAGCGCAAGGGAAGCATTTGCAAATACAGATACATTCCTTGAGATGATAGGCTTCAGCAAGGCAGATATCCGCAGAATAAAGGCACAGGAACAGAGAGCGAGAGGATATAGCACTCTGGGAGAATTAGGTATTGAATAATGGCAAAAGTTACTGACCGGGCATGGAAAACCTATAAGGATAATCTGAATAAGTTAAGCCAGAGGTCGAAGGATTTAATCGTAGCCTATATGGAATCGCACGAGATCACTTCGCAGGAGGATAAGGATGCTCTGATTAGATATGCCTATTCAGTATCGACCAAGTACGGAGAAGCAGCTGCCGAGTTTGCCTGTCAAATGTATGATGCAGAAGCAGAACTTGAAGGTGTTGCTCTGGATCCGGCAGAACCTGCAGAGCCAGCAAGTTATTCGGATGTCGCTAAAGGTATGTACGGAGCCTTAAAAGTGTTCGCAGTGGCAGAGATCGCAGGAACTACCATAGGCAGAATGGTTAAGCAATGCGGACAGGATACAACATTGCAGAATGCTGTCAGAGATAAAGCATATTATGCATGGATACCTTCCGGAGATTCTTGTCCGTTTTGCATGGAGATCGCAGCAGAAGGATGGAAAAGGGCTACAGCCAATGCATTAAGTGGTGGACACGCGGATCACATTCATGGGAATTGTGATTGCGCGTATGCCATAAAACATGACAAGGATACCGAGTACAGTTCCTACAATCCGGACAAGTACAAGGAAATGTTCGCTGAAGCAGAAGGCGATACAAAAGAAGAGAAGATAAACTACATCAGGCGGAAAGATTACGAACAGAACAAGGATGAGATAAACGAACAACACCGAGAAGCCTATGCGAACAGGCAGGAAGTAATCGAATCCGAAGAGGATAATTAAGCACCAATAACAGGTGCTTTTTTATATATGGCAACTCGTGCCAATGAAACGAGGAAAAACACTCATTGGAGGAAATTGAATATGGCAGAAACTGTAACACAGGAAACAAATGTAACCACGGCAGAAAGTGAGACAACCACAGAAGCCAAGACCTTCACTCAAGCGGAACTGGACAAGATCGTAGCTGATAGGCTTGCGAGAGAGCGCCAGAAGTACGCAGGATTTGAAGAACTCAAGACGAAGGCTGCAAAGTTTGACGAGCTTGAGGAATCATCCAAGACAGAACTTCAGAAGGCTACGGAGAAGGC